TTTTGAGAGCAAAAGGTTCTGCTTGAGACAGGCACGTGGACGCTAGTAGAAGGCTGGGAAAGGAAGAAGGTGAAATCCCTATTGACCGGTTTGTTGGGAAATCTGCAAAGTTCGCGGAACTTGGTGTCAAAAGGCTAATCAATCAAGCGGCGCAGGAAGGTAAAAGGTATCTGTCTTTTTCTACCGGCGATATACAGGCTGATAGATGGAACGAAGAGGGGCTAAAAACCTTCTATGACAAAATCATTCCGAAGGCCGTTGAGAAGGTTGCTAAGAGGCTAGACAAAGATGCGTCTGTAACAGATGAATTTTATATAGATGATGTTGATGGCCCACGCTTCACAATAGAAATAACTCCAAAAATGCGTGAAAAGGCTTTAGAGGGCCAGCCATTGTTTAACGCTCCGGTTGCGCCACTCCCAGCGACCAGCTTGCTAGGCGAGGACAAACCAGCTATGTCACCAGAACAAATGTACCAAGCCGGAATTATCTAAAAGGAAAATAAAATGCAAACCTGCACACACTGTCCATATCCAGACCGTTGCTCGTCGCAAGACCGTTGCATCGTGTTCAAAATCGGCGGCGAGGGCTATGAGCTTCCCGCACCCGTTCCCCACCCCGTGATGACTTCATCCGGTATCGGCACCACAGCCAAAACAGCCATCAAGAAAAAGGTAAAGAAAAATGTACGCAAAAAAATCCACTAAGGGCAAAGTCTCTATGCCTATGTCTCGCCCAAAGATGGGTAACAAGAACATGAACAATGAGGGCATGGGTCTTGATGAAACTGCGTTCATGGCAACGCCAACACCAAGGCCAGCGCGGAAGCCCAAGAAGGCCTATAACGGCTTTACCGGCAATTACTCGACCGACTAATGCAGTACACCAGAGTGATGATGCGGCCCCGTCCCATGCGGCGGGCGGAGCCGGTAAAAGTCGAGGCGGTGGAACCAATCGCTAAAATAGATTATAAACGTTGTAAGGGCTGTGTCTCTCGCAAGCTATGCGATGATGCCGTTGCCTGCATGTACGGACCATCAGCCCCGAAAAAAGGAAAAAAGCGGAATGGACGAGTATCAGCTAAATAGCATTGTATCGAGCGAGATACGAGAGAGCCTGAACCACTTTGATAGCGAGTACAGCCAAGAGCGTATTCGTGCCTTAGACTTCTATTTGGGCGAACCTATGGGCAATGAAGTTGAGGGCCGTTCACAGGTCATATCAACTGAGGTCAGCGATACCATCGAAGCAATCATGCCAAACCTTATGAGGGTTTTCACAAGCAATGATAAGTATGTGCGTTTTCATGCTAGAACCGCCGAAGACACAGAACGCGCTGAACAGATATCCGATTACTGCAATTATATAATCAACCACCAGAACGACGGGTATAAGGTTCTTTACAACTGGTTTAAAGATGCGCTTCTTTTCCGCCTTGGTGTCGTTAAGTATCACTTTGAAGAAACTGAATCTGTCACTGAAGAAGAATATGAAGGCCTTAATGAAACGGAACTAGCCGCTTTATTAGCAAACCCGAATATTGAGGTTGTAGGCTCCATCGAGACATTTGAGCAGGAGGCCATGATTGACGAGGCCACTGGCATGATGATGGAATCGCCAGCGATGTACGACCTCACGGTAAAGGTAAAAGAGACCGGCGGTAAAATTAAGATTCAGAACATTCCGCCAGAAGAGTTTCTTGTAAATCGCAGAGCCACCTCACTAGAGGACGCGCACTTCGTTGCTCACCGGACAACAATGACTGTCAGCGACCTTGTAGCAATGGGTTATGACCGCGACGTTGTTGAGAAGCATGCTGGTTACTCTGACCTTGATGTTGACGAGGAGCGCACAACACGCTTTCAAGACCTTGAGGCAAGCACAGGCATTGACCCAGCCGACCCAACACTGGCTGAGGTTGTCTATTACGAATGCATAATGAAAGTCGATTATGACGACGACGGCATTGCTGAAATGCGCCGGATTTGCGCTATCGGTGAAGCTGGCACAGAAATCCTGCACAATGAGCCATTCGACCATATTCCGTTTGCCGTTGTCAGCCCCATCCTTATGCCGCACCGCCTGATTGGTCGCTCCATCTATGACATGACCGAAGATTTGCAGGTCATCAAATCAACATTGCTTCGGCAGTATTTGGACAGCGTTTATAGCTCCACATTGCCGCGCATGGGTGTTGTCGAGGGCATGGTAAATATTGATGACGTACTGGACGGGACCGCTGGCGGGGTAATTCGGATGCGTCAGGCCGGTGCTATTCAGCCTATTATGGGCAATGCTGTGGGCGGTGAAGTTCGCCCGCTAATGGACTACATCGACCAAATAAAGGAACAGCGCACGGGCATGTCTAAAGCCTCTCAGGGGCTGGACGCTAATGCACTGCAATCCACAACAGCTAGTGCCATCAGCGCGACTGTACGGGGCGCACAGGTAAAGCTAGAGAGCTATGCCCGCACAATGGCAGAGACCGGCGTTAAGGATTTGTTCAAGGGCATTTTGCACCTTGTAACGAAATACGATAACAAGCCGAAGATTGTCAGATTGCGGAATGAGTTCGTCCCTATTGACCCGCGTGAATGGACTGACCAGTACGACGTTGTTGTGCAGGTTGGTTTGGGCACTGCCGACGATGAGCAGAAGATTGCGTTCCTGACGCAGATTGCTTCCAAGCAGGAGCAGATACTAATGCAGATGGGCCCAGACAATCCCGTGGTTACGATGGAGCAATATGTCAACACGCTCCGTAGCATTGCCGAGATTGGCGGCTTCAAGGACGCTGACCAGTTCTTCAACAACAGTCAGCAAATTCAGATGATGAAGATGCAACAGGCACAGCAAGCCCAACAGCAACAGGGCCAGACACCAGAGCAACAACAAATGGCTCAGGTGCTACAGCTTGAACAGCAAAAGGCGGCGGCAGATATCCAGATTGCCCAGCAAAAGGCTGAGGCTGATATTGCGCTAAAGCGTGAGAAGATGCAGGCAGATATCCAGATGGAGCGCGAAAAAATGCAGATGGAGTTGGACATGCGCCGTCAGGAGCTAGAAGCCGAGGCACAGTTACGGGCTCTCAAAGCTGTAACTGATTCTGATATTTCAACGAACTTACCGAGGTAAATATGTTTAACAGAGACAACATCAATAACATTGACCCAGCGGCTAAGTTTGAAAGCAAAATGCTTTGCAACTTCGGCGGTGGCGGAACAACCAGAGATGACGTAGGCGGTGATTTGGAAGCTTTCGGAGGCGCTGGGGCTGATGTTGGTTATCAAGGCTCTGGTTACGGCACATTTGATGGCGGTGGTTCAAATGAATATTCCGCTCCGCCCAGCGATGAAGGCAGAGCAAATATGGCGGCGGCTGTTGTTGCTCAGGCGGCAAAAGAAGCGGCTGAAATGCGCGAGGCAGAAAAGTTACTGGCTGGCGTTAAAGACCTAGAACAGCGACAGGCCGCAGATGCAATTATGGGCATGCCAGCTTACATGAACGCTATTAGCCAGTTTAATCTCAGCAATATCGCTAAACAAATAGCTCAGGGCGGCAGACCTGTTTACAACAATGCCGGTCAGATTATGGGCGTTATGGGCAAGGGTTTATTTGGCGGCACTGCTTACACAGGCCGCCCAGACTTTGACCCTAACCGTACCCAAGAAGGCGGCGACCAGCCTGACAGACCTCGCTATCCGTATCCTTATCCGTATCCTATGACTGCCGAAGAGGAGGCAGAGGAAGAATATCAGTCCAGCATTCCGACGGACTACATCAGGACGGAAGATGGGTTCTACCCTGAGACCGGAGCCTATGCCCGCATGGGTCTACTGGATACCATGCCAGAGAACCTGCTAGAATTTATGCCAGACTTTGCAGACAGGAACAGAGCGTTTAGGATGCAGTCAGCGACAAGGCCAGAATATTTTCAAGACCCGTATAATTTGAGAGGATACAGTTTGCTGTCATGAATGAGGGAAAAGCAAGGGAGCTAGTGGAGCGTGGCGAAAAGGCGGCGGCCCTAATGAGGAACGAAATTCTTGAGGAGGCTTTTACCAGCCTTGAGACTGAGTTTATACAGGCGTGGAAGCAAAGTTCTGTGGATGATTCACAAAACCGTGAACGCTTGTATATGTTGTGTCAGAACTTATCTGCCGTCAAAGGCTACATCGAAAATGTGGTCTCGTCGGGTAAGCTGGCGAAATCGCAACTAGATGAGTTGCATAACCGCGTAAAATTTGAGAAAAGGAAGTAGAAGCAAATGTCCGATACCCAAAATGGATTCGAGCCAATTACTTTGAACAATGCAGTTGATAGCCTACTAAATGCCCTCCCTACGGACAAGGCGACAGATGGCGAAAACGTAGAGGCAGAAGCCTCTGCACCGTTGGAGACTGAATTTGAGGCAGTAAATGAGGACAACCCTGAAGAGGGCTCCGAAGATATTGTTGAAGAGGAAGTTGTTGAAGACGCAGATGACGAAGAAGATGAGTACCCCGAAGAGGAAGAAGAAGCACCTCAGTCAGAACTTTATTCCGTTAAAATAGACGGCGAAGAGTATGAGGTCACTTTTGACGAACTCCAAAAGGGCTACCAGACGAATCGTTCATTAACCAAGCGTGGCATGGACCTCGCCGAGCAACGCAAAGCCTTTGAACAAGAGGCCGCGCAAGTGAAGCAAATGAGGGATGTGTACGCACAGCAACTTGAACAAGTTCAAGGGCAACTCCAACAGGCAATCCCTGAACAGGAACCTGATTGGGCGGCACTAGCCAAGGAGTATCCGGCTGAGGATTTGATTGTTTATAAGGCCCAACTAGACCAGCAAAAAGAACAAGCTCGTCACGTTGAAGCTGAGAGACAACGCATTCAGCAGGAGCAAGCGCAAGAGCAACAGGTCTTCAGACAGAAGCACTTGGAATCTCAAAGAGGCGAAATGCTTAACCGCATACCGTCTTGGTCTAATGAAGACACGCGGAATAACGAACGTCAGGAAGTTATCAAGTACGCTCAGTCTCGCGGGTTTTCTCAGGAAGAGGTATCACAGGCATCAGATGCCCGTGCTATTGAGTTACTTTATAAAGCGTGGCAATGGGACAATCTTCAGAAGAAGACTCCTGCCGCGAAGAAAAAAGTAAAGAGCGCACCTAAAATGGCTAAGGCAGGACAGCCTAAGAGCAAGGCACAAGTTGCAAGTCGTCAACGTAAGCAGGGGCTGGACCGTCTCAATAAAGAGCGTTCCGTTGATGCCGCTGTATCATACCTTATGGGTAATTAACTTTTAGGAGGCCAAAATGGCTACTTTTACTACTGCTTTAGCAAAAGGTGAGCGTGAAAATCTCGCCGATGTAATTTATCGAATTGACCCCGACGAAACGCCAATTTTTTCAGCACTGAAAAAAGAAACAAGCAACGGCATCTTTACTGAATGGCAAGTTCAGGAACTAGCCGCCGCCGCTACTGATAACCACGCTTCTGAAGGTGCTGATGCATCATTCGGTACGCCTACAGCTACGGTTCGTTTTGGTAACTACCACCAGATTTCAGTGAAGTCTGTTGCAGTTTCTGGAACTCTCGATGTTGTGGACAAAGCGGGCCGTGACAAAGAACTTGCATACCAGAAAGTTCTAAAGTCATTGGAACTTCGTCGTGACATCGAAAAGATGATTGGTGACACAGACGTAGCACGTTCAGCTTCTGAGCCACGCAAATCAGCGTCTCTCTCATGCTGGATTACAAACGGCTCCGTTGGTGCAACTGCGGGTGCGTTTGCAACAGGCGATGGCACAGACACAGTGACCGGCGGTGATGACCGTGCTCTGACACTGGCTCTGATTGAAGACGGCATGCAGGATGCATGGACAGACGGCGGCAACCCAAAGATGCTTGTTGCATCTGCGACTAACCGTGCAAACTTCTCTGACCTGTCAGCGTCTGGCAACCTTGTGTCAAACGATGTGAACATGACTGCGGCTAAGGAAGTCACATATGTTGGCTCCACTAGCGTCATGCTAACCGATTTCGGCACATTGGATGTGGCTCCGTCTCGTCAGCTAGGAAATGACCGCATTTTCTTGATTGACCCAGACTTCGCGTCACTTTGCACACTGAACGGACGTAATTTCGCTGAGAAAGAAATTGCGGCTACTGGTGATGCAGAGAAAACTCAGCTAATCACTGAGTGGGCTCTGAAGGTTCAGGCACCAAAGGCACATGCAATGATTTTGGACCTTAACGGTTCTTAATAGCATTGAGGGGGCGGGCAACTGCCCCCTCTACTTTATCAGGAGGATAATATGAAAAGAGTTCTAAGTATCGACCCAATCACGGGCAAAGAATTATACCTGCACCAGAATGCAGACGGCACTGAGGTCATCGAGCAGACCCAGCATTTCGACGGTCTCATTACGCTAAACAAGCACATGAACGACCAGTGGCAAAAGGGCCAAATGCGTGGAACTCAGAGGCATATGCAACATGTGGCAGAGATACCCAATATAGTGTATGCTCACCTCATAGAAAAGTTCGGCAAGCCCGCTGATAATCCGAAGGCTTGGAAGCAGTGGCTGAACGATAGCGAGAACAGAGCATTTAGAACGGGCGGCGGTAACATATGAGCATAGGTAGTTACGCAGAGTTAAAAACTGCAATCGCAAACTTTCTGGCGCGTGATGACCTCACTGCACAGATACCAATGTTTATCGAGCTTGCAGAAGGCCGCATGAGCCGTGAGCTTGAGACCCGTGAGCAGGAGAAGCGTTCAACAGCAACCCTGACCAGCGGCGACGAATATATAGCCCTGCCAACTGACCTGCGTGAAGTGAGAGAAGTAAAGCTAAACACTGACCCCGTGCAGGTGCTTACATACTACAGCCCGTCATCTCTGGATACCTCATATGCCTCATCCGGCGGTGGTCGCCCAGAGGGGTTCAGCATTGTCGGCAAGGAAATGAAAATCCGGCCCATTCCTGATGATGCATACACAATGGAGATTGTCTATATCGGCAGTCTCGAAAGCATTTCAGACACAGCCACCCCGACACTGTTCCTGCGTAGCCCAGACTTGTATTTGTATGGCGCATTAGCGGAGGCATACGCCTACTTACTAGATGAGGCGCGGGCCTCGCAGTATGATGCCAAGTTCACACGCGGCATGGAGGAAGTAAAAGTAGACGAGCAACGTGCACATTACGGCACGGGCTCATTACAAATCCAAAGTATTTATTCACGACAAAACGCAGTAGCGGAGACCTAAAAAATGTCAGCATTATCAGATTATTTAGAGAATGAAATTCTCGACCACATTTTAGGCACCGGTGCTTACACTATGCCATCAAGTGTTTATGTGGGCCTAGCAACGGCATCATTCAACGATGATGCAAGCGGAGCCGAGCTATCTGGTTCTGGATATACTCGCAAGGTTATCACCTTCAACGCGGCGGCTTCGGCAACTGCTGATAATGATGCCGCTGTTGAGTTCCCAGCGGCGACAGGTTCATGGGGCACGGTCAGCCATTTCGGTATTTTCGATGCGTCAACATCCGGCAACCTGTTGATTCACGGAGCCTTCACCACCGGCAAGGTTATCGCGTCTGGTGACATTCTGAAGATACCGGCGGGCGACCTAGACATTACAGCGGCGTAAGGTCAGGCAATGCCTACAGGGACACCCAGCCTCGACAACTTTACTAAGAACAACTTAGACACGCTGACCGTATCTCTGGACAGCGCGTCTTTTCTTACGAGTGTTGACTGGTCTAACCCGA